TGGACCTTCTGCGGGTCAGGATTCTTGATGCTGTCGATAAGCGACTGAGGCAGCGGCAGGTATTCCAGCAACTCAGGCGGCGGCTGGATGCCAGCCTGCATGAGCATGGGCAACAGACCTTGGAGAATGGCCCACGTCTTTTCTTTCTGGTTCGGCGAGGATGGGCTTTCGTCGATAATCACGTCATAGGTCGCCGTGCCCTGCTCGCGGGTCAGCGGGACATATTCCTGACCCTTTTCGCCCACGATGCGAATGAGACGGCCATCGGCGATATAGTTCTGGATGAGGTAGAGAAGCGAGCGGCCCTGCTCCTTGCGGTACTTGCGGAGCGCGTCGAACAACGTCGCCAGGATGGTCACACCAGCCTGCTTGCGCTGGTATTCCAGCACGGCTGCCTGCTCATGGCCCACACTGCCCAGCATTTCAGGGGATACCCCCGACACCCGGTAGATGGACGAAATGCTGAACTCCATCATCTGCGCCAACTGAGGCGGGAACGGAGGCGGGGCCTTGGGCTGGATCTTGCCGGCAGCAACCGTGCCTGACTTCACCACCGTGACCTTGTCAGGCTGCGCCCACGATTCCTCGAACTTCGCCATATTCTCGACAGCGTCGTCCTCGACCACCACGCCACCCTTGGCGTTGGTGTTGAGGATGAACATGGACTGGGAGAAGAACTTGTTGGCCCAACGCTGCGGGTCGCGCATCGGACGGACCAGACCATACCAGCACGACTTGTTGCGGTCGCGCTTGGCGGTCATGGCATGGTAGGTGAATGAGCTTGGGTCAGGACACTCGCTGTCTTCAAGCAGCACCGTGCCGACCTTGTAGGCCCTGCGATAGACGCACTTCGTCTGCTTGACGGACTTGAGCGGAGGCATCCCTGCCGCTGCCGCGTTCTGCTGCACCGTCTCATGCTGCTCCGTACTCAGTTCAGCAACCTGACCCGTGGTCGGGTCTTGGATGCGATAGAACGGGACGCGGGTCTTGTACTGATACTCGGTGAGCTTGATGAGCTTCTTGGACTTGCCAAGCCGTTAGTTCGTGCCCTTGGCGTACTGGTCGCCAACCACGTTGTGATGGGACTCGCCATCAAACTCGGCGCTGTCGTTGTCCGTGACCATCACGTCAAGTTCGTCTTCCTTCTCTGGCCATGTAGCCTTGAGCCAGGAATGACTGACCATGCGCTCGCGAACGATGTACTCAGCGTCCTTGTAGTTCTTCTTCTGTGAGCCGGGGTCAGGCAGGATTTCAAGCGGATCAACCCGCTCGATGATAATCATGCCGTCTTGCTCGTATTCGTAGTCGAGGCGGGTTTCGGTCCAGCCCTCGCCGCAAATGACCATGTCCACAAAGGCTTCGCTGTCTTCGTCTTCAGCGTTGCATTCGTCGCGGACCCATTCGGCAGCTCCGGTCAGGACTTCGTTTTTCTTGCTGTCGCCCAACTCGCGGGGGAGGTACTTGACCTCCTGACGGTTGGTGACTTCAAGCCCCGCAACCACGTTCACAACGGGTTCGATAAGGTTGTAGGCGACGGGTGGGCGGCGCTGTTTACGCAGCGCGTCCAGTTCTTCCGGCGTCCACTGCGTGCCAGCGGTCATGCCGTAGCATTCCTTAGCCTCTTCAATCCAGCCGGAACGCTTTGAACGCGCTTCCTTCGCAGACGCGTCAATGGTGGCAACAAGGTCAGAGGCTTCGACGGGCTGGCCTCCGCCGCCCTCGCCGCCTTGCATCATGCCGTCATCCATGAATCTTCATCCTTGCCGCGCTTCTTGGCGTAGCGGTCCATATTGGGTGCCTGGGCCTTGCCCTTGGCTATTCTGAGCATCATCAGTGCAATGCGGGTCGCGGACATGAGGTCGTCGCGCTCTTTGACGATGAGGCCATCCTTGCGGTGGTACATGCGGAACTCTTCGAACCACTCGCCCAAGTTCGCGAAGACCTTCAGCCGCCCCTGCTGCATCCGCTCCAGCATCATCGAGATGCCAGCCTCTAGCCCGTAGCCGCCATCAGAGCCGTCAGCGTTGACCGGGTGCTTGGCGTGCTCGAAGTGCATCTGCAGGCCCTGCTCGCGGTACTGTTGAGCCAGTGGCTTGCCTGAGCCTTTGTCGTGCTGCAGGCCGTCATGGGGCCATGCCCACACCAGTTCCTTGCCCCACGGCTTCAAGGCCGCAGCATGGATGAGCGGGGTTGCCTCGCGCTGTCGGTAGATGTTGGTCACGTAGACCACGTCGCTGTCACGGTCCCAGGCCAGCTTCACAGCAGCGAAGGGATGGTCCCAGCCGAAGTCCATGCCGCCCAGTTGAGGCCACCAATCAGGGATCGGGAACGGGTCGGCCTTTATCGTTTCCTCGGTCACTGGAAAGACGCGGCCTGAGCCAAGGACCGGAATGCCCTTAGTGCGCGCTTCTCTCTCGTGTGCCGGGTAACTGGCTATGATTTGCTCACGCTGCTCAGGCGTGAAGTGCTCCGCGTCATCAATGGTCGCGGTGATAACTATGCGACCTTGGATAGCCATTGCTTGCCATTCACGATGCGGCTGATCTGCGCGACAGACACGCCATGCAGGTCCGCAAGGTTTTGCATTGTCACAGAGCCGCCACGAAAGCGGACGCCATGTGCAGCGTAATCAGCCATGATAGCCGCGACCTGGGCCTCTGTTAGCTTGGAGGTTGGAACGCTTGAGCCGGACAGATGCGTGCCGTGGATGCGGCGGTCTGCCTGATTTTCCTTGGGCGTTGCCCATCTCAGGTTTGTGTAATGGTTGTTGGTGCGCGTCCCATCACAGTGGGCCACTTCGTGCTGGTCGGACGGTTTGGGCGGCAGAAACGCCTCGGCAACAAGGATGTGCGCTAGTTTGGTGATGGTTTCGCCGCCCGTCCGTCCTCGCCTGCCAGTGGCGAGTTTGTAGCTAACGTATCCCTTGTTGTGCTTGCCCTTGGTCTGCAGGCGTCCGCTTGTGGCTGAGTACAGGCGTCCGTCTTCGCTTATGTAGCGCCCCGGAAACCCTCGAACTTCGACCCATCTGACATCAGAAAGTGCTCTAGGAACTCCGTCATTCCCATCAGCGGTGTCATGGTCGCGTAAATGATCCCGCCCGTCTCGTTGGTTCGGGTCAGGCATTCCGTGTAAATGTCTATTGGGCATTCCTCATCGAGCCAAATCAACTCCAGGGCAGCGCCCTGAAATTTGGCCCTCCCTTTCTCGTAAGACTTGAAACCCAGTTCCGAATAGCCGCCTGAAGCGTGCTTGATGGAAACGATGTCTATGGCGTTCGCGATGCCGCGCGCCGGGGACACGCTGCCGATACACTCTTTGGGGAGGTATCCAGTGCCCCGCTTCTCTTCCAAGGCTGGCGGGCCGATCAACTTGGCCTGCACGATGTCGCGCGTACTCTCGCCGGTAACGCCAGCCACCCAAGCCCTCACAGGCTTGTCGAAGCGCTTACCCTTCCACCAGTCGGGGTAACGCCCGGTCAAGTGGATGGCTGTCTCAGCAGCGCCCGCCTCAGACTTACCGAAGCGGTTAGCACACAGAAACAGGCGCTCTCTGTACTGTGCGCCTGCGTTGTGAAACTCAGCCTGCTTCTTGTACGGGCGGTAGTATTTGAGACGGTTCTCCGCCTGCCTCTGGGCTAACGTCGATTGCGCTGCCTTCAATAATGCCGAGAGATGCTCGGGCGGCAGCGACAATGGCGGCAAGCTGCTCATCGGTGATACCGTCAAAGGCGTCCGTCTTGATGGTGAACTCTTTCGGGATGATCTGGGCGATGACCTTCAAGTAGACATCCGGCTTCTCGACGCGCACGGTCTCAATGACCTTGACGCCATGCTCCTGGAAGTCTTCGTGAAGGGCGGCAACAAATGCCTCGCCTAGCTTGTTCTTGCTGCCCTTGGGGCGGCCTGCGGGATTGGCTGAAACGCCCGGTTGCCACAGCGGGTGTTTTTGCCGTGTAGTTTCAGGGCTGGACAGGCTCATAATTCCACATGCTCCACGCATGAAAACGGGCCCGTACACCTACGCTACGGTGCAGAGGGGCCCGCCAGTCCACAAGCCGAAGCCTGCGGGGGCCCAATATAAATACTGGGCGGGGAAAATCAGAAGGCTTCAAACGCACGAAGCGGAAGCGTAGGTGATTTGTACATCACGACCTTACATTTTTCAAGCCGGGTGATAGATTTATCTTCTGATCCCGTAATACACAGCCATCAAGTCGAGGGCTTTGCGCAACAGCTTGATGCCCTTCATGGGGTGGAAGCTGTTCTTGATGCTCCAGGCTTCTGCGTAGCCATCGTCAACGCAAACGTGTTCCACAATGCTGACCATGAGGGGGCCATGCTTGGGGAATGACTCCAGATGCTTGATGCCATTGTCCCTCTGGATACCTGCAGAGACAGCCGCGTCGGCCATGAGTTCGTTGGAGCCGTTAATCGGGCCTGACCAACTCATGGTTGCTTTTGGGAAACGCTTCGAGCGCATGGCATAGCCGTGCCATCGGTAGCCGGCGGCAAGCTGATCCTCATCCAGCGTCCTGCGGGACTTGTAACGGTCCAGCATGGTCTGGCTGTCGACCCTTGCAGGTCTGGCTGTGGGGTTGGCGCGGTCTACAGGGGGCACGTCAATCCGGTCATGCCTTAGCCGTTCAGGTGTGGGCCTGATGGCTGGACGGCCTTCGTCTGTGAGGTCACGCTGGGGCTTCATTGCGTCGGCCCTTCATGCCCTGCCCCGTTTAACAAATCATGGGCGGGTACTGGCTTGGGC